CATTATGCAAAAAGGTGCGAAAACATGAAGATTGGGGCACTTTGAGTGCAAAAGAAATACACCGGCTTTGTGCCGCTTTCTGTTGGGAGATATACGAAAAATGGGAAGGGTCTAATTTAGACTGGGTTCCACTTACGTATGAGAAACCACTGCCAATAATGCGATTTAGCACGGTAGATGTATGATTGCAGGAATTTTCCACAAAGGTTCGGGGCTGGGGGATCAACTCCATCGCTACATCACCGTCCGTACCCTTGCAGAAGAGAAGGGAATAGACTTTGGTATGGTGAACCCTGAGAACTTCAAAGGTGCTTCTTTTATGAACCTTGATATGGGAAAGCCTATACCTGATGGAGAAGTCATTGCCAATGAGTGGGCGACTTTCTCAGAGAAAAATGTCAGAGACGCAAATGGCGTAGACATCCGCAGCTACGACCCTGAGATAAACTTCGTACAAAGCAAAACTCTCATTGATGGCTACTTTGAGGACTCGAAATACTGGGGACATAACATGCACAACATCGACCGATGGCTACAGGTAGAACCAATAGAAGTCCCTGACGATATGTGCGTCATAGGGTTCCGTGGGGGAGAGTTTTACAGCGACCCTGATTTAGGGCTGACAGACGACTATTGGATTACGGCAATCGCCTACATGAAATTAAAGGGGATAGAGACATTCGAGGTACACACTGATGACCCTGAAATGGCACAACGGAAGTTCCCTAACTTCAAAGTTATTCAAGACATTGGTATCAATTGGCGATCAATGCGATACGCAAAGCACGCCATCATTGCAAATAGTGCTTTCTACATCCTTCCACGACTTCTCAGTGGTGGAGAAACCATTGCCCCTCGCTACTGGGCACGAAGGAACACCAAGACTTGGGCACGTCCCGCCTGTTACTACAAACAATTTACCTACCTATGATGGGATGCATTGTAAATTACAACTTCGACCCACAGGATTGGTGGCTTGAATACGATATGGACACGACCATGTATGACCGTTCAGACGACGGTATCAAACGTGCTTTCTCTGCGAAAACATACGAGACCCCCAACATCGGTGACGTCGATTACGACAAACTCGGCTACCTCATAGAGCACTACGACAACCTCCCGGACCTCTTCTTTTGGGGTAAATCAAACATCCACAAGTATGTGCCAAAGGATGAGTTGGATGTACTAATGAAACAGACCGTCTTTACTCCCTTACTCACGAAGACTCACCGCACCTACATGGACCACTTTGGCACGGTGAATTACTACGCAGGGGAGATGTACCACGAACGCGCTGACTCGTGGTTTTTCAACGCAGGAGGGGTGGATAGTAAGTATTTCAACAATTGGCACGATTGGTGCATCCATTTTGGCCTCCCCCGCACGCAGTACATTCCCTTTGCCCCCGGAGGGAACTACTTACTCACCAAAGAGCGAGTCCACAGGTACAGCAGAGACTTCTACGAGGAAATGCGTGACATGCTGCCCCATAGCCGCAGACCCGCAGAAGCACAAGCCGCTGAACGAAGTTACTACCTGATGTGGAAATAACATGCATACGAAACTCTCAGACATAGAACTCAGTATCTTTTCATCCCTCCCTGATGTGAAGATTGTATTCGATGTGGGCGCACGGACAGATAACGACTACATTACGATTAAACCAGACATAGAGTTTCACGCCTTTGAGCCAAACCCAGTCTTTTTCAAGGAGCTGTGTGACAAAATAGGGAACCGAGGAAAGACCTACCTCATCAACTACGGACTCAGTGATGTAGCCGGGACGCTCCCATATAACAACCAGCGACAGATGTTCATTGGAGGGGAGGAGCTGAGTGTAAAGGAAGGGGAGCAACACCTCGGCCTCATGACCCTCGATGAATACTGTGCAGAGCACAAGGTCAACCACATCGACTACCTCAAGATCGACACAGAGGGATTTGACTACAAAGTACTCATGGGAGGACGAAATATGATACCGAAGTGCCATTACATCCAGTACGAATACTGGAATAACAAAGAGCAGTTTCACCAACTCCTCGAACAAGACTTTTACATGATGTATATAGGAGAACGTAATGTCTTCTGTCAAAAGAAACTATGGCCACTCACGACGTAATGCTCTATAACGGGGAACGGGACGTACTGAAAATACACCTCAGTATCCTCTCTCCATACGTGGATAAGTTCATCATCTGCGAATCAAACCAAACCTTCACGGGACACCAGAAACCGCTCTACTTCTTCAGAGACCAGCGATATTTTAAGAAATTCTGGCCACAGATAGAGTATTACGTGATAAATGACTGGGAGGATGAAACTATATGGGACATGGCACGCAAATCACCCAACACAAAAGGAGCTGAGCACTGGAAGCGTGAGTTCTACATCAAAGAGAGTATCCACAAGTCACTGAAAGGCATACAAGATACTGATACTGTGTTCATTGGTGATGTAGATGAAATCATCAACCCAGAGGCTGTATACGAGTCCCTGACACCCACAAAAGCAAAGCTCGATGTATACGCCTACTACCTCAATAACCGCAGCAGTGAGCAATTCTGGGGCACGCTGATAGCAGAGTATAAAGACATCAAAGGACAGTGCCTCAACCACCTGAGAACAAACACAGACTTTCGCAGCGAAACTCTCCTCGGCTGGCACTTTACGAGCCAAGGGGGAATCAAAGAAGTGCAACGAAAACTCAACGATTCATACACAACAGAGAGTTACAACACCCCAGAAGTACAACAATTACTCGCACAGAGACACCAAAAAGGCGTCGACTACCTCGGCAGAGACTTTACATTCACCCGAGATGAGTCAAACTGGCCTCAATACCTCAAAGAGAATAAAGGTAAATACTCCCACTTATGTCTAGAGAACTAACAAAGAAACAGTTTGGCTTTGTGCAGACATATGCAGAGACAGGAAATGCAACGCTCGCGGTCAAAGAAAACTATGATTTAAGCGACAAAAACGATGACAACACCGCTGCCGTCATGGGAAATGAACTCCTAAGTCTACCTAAGGTGAAAAAAGCTCTACATGCGATGGGATTTAATTCAGATAATGCAAAAAGAGTAGTAAGTGAAATACTCAACGATGATACTTTAGAGCCAAAAGACCGCTTAAAAGCAGCAGAAATGGTCTTTAAAGTAGGAGGGGACTTTGCAGCAGAGAAACACCTCAACCTCAACCTTACCATCAGTGATGTATTAGACTCTCTCGACAATGGACAAGAGACTACTGGATAAAACATGGCGATTAAGCCATTTATATAAGATACGAGACAAAGAAGGGAAGTTAATCACTTTCAAGCCTAATCGAGCACAAAAGCATTACAGTGAGAACCACTGGTATAGAAACCTTATTCTCAAGAGCAGACAGTTAGGCTTTACCACATTCGAGGCGATTGATGCTTTAGATGATGTGCTCTTCACCCCCAATATGGATGCTTTGATGATCGCCCACAACCTCGAAGCAGGAGAGAGTATCTTTAGTAAGAAGATTGCCTTTGCGTGGGAGAAACTGCCGGATGAAATACGTGCCTTATATGCTGTAGACGGCAAAACCTCAAAGACACTCAAGTTCGGCTTTGGGAAGAAAGGTTTCAGTTCTATTGCAGTGGATACCAGTGGACGCTCTGGCACGTACCAGAGAACCCACATCACGGAGCTTGCTGATATTGCAAAGAAGTACCCCAAGAAGATACCTGATATCATTGAAGGCACTATCCCCGCTATTCCAAGTAGTGGCCGCTTAGACATTGAAAGCACTTCACAGGGCGCAAGTGGCGAGTTTTATGACATGTTCATGTCTGCGTATGAACGCGGAGAGCCAACACAGAACCAAGAGTACAAAGCACATTTCTATAACTGGACGTGGGATGACGAAGAGATGGCAAAGATCACCCCTATGTACTTCGACCAAATGGAACAAGGGGAGAAGTTTGAAGCCTATGCACAGCGACATAAACTGACTCCTGTACAAATCACCTACTACTACCAAAAGTGGCTGTCATTGAATAAGAAGTGGAACGCACTCAAACGGGAGTATCCCACAACTCCTGAAGAAGCATTTGAAGCAATTGCTGAGGGCACATTCTATGGGGAACAAATTGGCCTCATGGAGCAGAACGGCCAGATCGGCCTGTATCCATATGATCGCGCACTCAAAGTACATACCGTGTGGGATTTAGGTGTGGGATTGAATATGCGGGTAGGTTTCTTTCAACGTGATACCACCATCAACAGGACATTCATGATTGACCACTTATGTGGGGAAGGAAGTGAAGGTCTCCCTGAACTCATTGCAAAGGTAAAACGCCGCCCCTATATCTTTGGCAAACACTTTGGCCCACACGACCTCGAAACAACGGATGTGGGGACAGGCAAGACTCGTATTGAGTCAGCGAGAGCATTGGACTTCACGTTCACGATGGTGCCAGACGTATCCATTGAGGACGGCATCAACGCAGTGCCACTGTTCTTAGACCGTTTATCAGTGAACAAGGCAACGTGTGACCACTCAATTTCAAATCGTTCATGGGTCAAATCAATGAAAAACTACGGCCGTGAGTGGGATGAGAAGCGCGGCATGTACAAGGATGAAGCCCTGCACAATTGGGCTTCCCATGACGCTGATATGACCCGCTACGCCGCCCTCGTCGAGAACAAAATGACCAATGAGACGTTCAGGGTACCCACCAATTTCCACGACAAGACACTCGACATCTGGCGAGGGTAGCTGTGTATTGACAGAAGTTCACTTACTCCTAACAATTGACGCATGGCCAAAAAGGCAAAATCTATTGAAGTATCAAAGTTCGGGGGCACAGAGAAAATAGCAGAGACGACCATCGGACGTGACCCGTACGAGTTCGCTTCAATGGAGGCAGAGTCTGACACCAAGCTCGAACACGACGAAGGACATGGCGCTGCTATTGTTATCCGCTGTTTCAAGTTCCGGTTCAACCCTGAAGTGCTTGCCCACCACATCCCGACAAAACAAGAGCTATTCAATTCTCATCACAAGGGTATTGAGTTAGCCCTGTGGAAGGATGGCCTGAAAGTGTGGCCAGACGTTGACCCCCGCATCGTAATAGACGAGCACAACATGACGTATGACATCTTTGTGGGAGCAAAACCCTCCCGAGGCATGACCCTTTACCAAGAACCACAGACGCTCACCCAAGTAGCCCATGGCTGATTTAATGACTGACGCTGAAGTGCGCCACAACCTCCCCGACGAGACAAAGGAGATTTACTCCAAGTACATGGAGAGTTTTTACTTCCTTCTCCCTCGTAAGCGTCGCCAAGCACAGCAAATTGTTCTCCTGAATAACCTCCAGAGGGGGGATGAGAATATTGCCTCCACCCTTCTTCTCACACTCTTCAACCGCATCATGTCGAACCTCTACGATGATAAGATGCAGATCAAATTCGTCCCCTCAGAAGAGTTAGACCAGAAGAAGGTGAATAGTCTCAACATCCTCGCACAGAACGACTACCGCGAGATGAACATGAAACAGCTCGACTTTGATTGGACGTGGGACACGCTCTTCTTTGGCCGTGGCTACATGGAAACACTCCGCTTTGACGCGAAACGCAAGCTCATGCAGCCGCATGTCATCAACCCGTTAGCCTTTGGGTACGACCCCTTCTTCTCTGAACCACAGCAATGGCGCTACTACTGGAAGTGGATTACTAAATCTTCAACCGAGGTGAACGCGCTCATCAAAGCTGGAATCATCAAGAATATTAAGAGCGCAAAGGAGATACCATCGGGCATTGACCCGTACCTGTGGAATTACAAAGTAGTGAAGGAGCGTGCAAAGTTTGTCACCCCACAAGCCCCAGACACATTCCAAGGCGACATCCATCAGATACTTGAATTCTTTGGCTACAACGCAGAGGGAGAGAAGTGTGTGTACTGGGTAGATCGTGACTTTTCAAAGGTGCTCTACTACGAAGTGCTCGACCTCAGAGATGGCGATGACATTGTTGGCCCGGGAGGACAAGTCGTGAGTACCAACAGTAAGTGGCCCATCGTAGTTAAAGAAGCCTTCCGTGAACCACACAGCTCAGTGGTTTTCTCTGTTGCGGACCTCTTGGAAGATAAGCAGCGAGCACGCTCAGTCCTCCTCAACCTCGCCTTCCTCGCAGCAAAGGACAAAGCCAACCCGCTCTACGTGTACAACAAGGATTATGTGCAGGATGCTACTCAACTCTTCTCACGACAGATATACCAACACATTCCTGTCACTGACATTGAGAAGGCTATTGCACCGCTCAATAAAGATTCAGCGATGGACCCGAGTTTGCAGGCGTTCATGCAGATGCTCAATGTCGAAGCCTCTGACCCGGTAGGCACGGGTGTGGCAATGGATGCACCCCAGAAGGGCAAAGAGACTGCAACACATGATGCAATTCAGCAGCAGCTCAACGACCTCGCACAATCGTTACAAAGTAAAGTGATGCAGTTTGGTATCGAGGAGTTCTGGTCACACTGGTACCACCGCTACGTCCGGTACTCAAAGGAAGGTGACGAGAAGATTGCTGTCATTGTGGGCGTAAAAGGCATGACGTTTGAGAAGATCAGCCTTGGTGACATTAAGACCAACTTCCCACCGGGCGTCCTCGTTTTCTCTGCGAAAGATGCAGAGTACCGAGAACTCGTGGAGCGCCGTGACCTCATGCAGTTGCTCCCAGACCTCACCGCAACCCTAACACCAGACGGAATGCGTAACTTCCAGAAGTACGTGTTCCTTCCAAAATTCCAGTCCCTCGACCCGCAGACCATTGATGTACTCCTTCCAGACTCCATTGACGAAATCAAAGCCAATGAAGAAAATGAGGGCTTAGGGAGAGACGAGTGGATTGATGTACTCCCGACAGATAACCACGAGCAGCACCTTTTGATTCACCGCATGGCAACCAATAGCTGGGCGAAGTGGATTCACAT